TGTCAATTCCTAAAATCATTTAATCAATAACGATTTGGTTTTGGGAACGATACCATATTCCGTCTTTCCCCCTGCCGCTATTACTCGTTTTCTCAATTCAGCATTATCATAACTAACTTCCACTTTTACACAATCCTCAGGAACTTTACTGGCATCAATTAAGTCCAGTTTTCCATCACGATTTACTACTGTGTAATTAGCGGCATTAGTTCTTAAGACTTTATTACCGCTAGAGTTTTCTTCCCCTACTGTTTCGATTAACATAATAGCCCGTTCCTCAATTCGTTTCCAAGCATTTTCCATAGATTGCTTCCGCTTTTTCAAACGCTGGATTTCATTCTGAAGAACCTCTATCTCGCCGTCAATAGCACCACATTGAGATTCTATTTTCCGTTTTACATAATAAATATTATCTGCTTTTTGCATTAATTGATTGATGACTTGTTGAATTTTATTATCAAAAACCATTCCTACTGATGCTCTATCTTCGTCGGGTGTGGCACTTAACGCTATATCTCTATCAATTTGTAGATTGGTATATTCATCAATCAGGTTTATGGTTGAAGGTAAATTGCTCATTACTTTCTCCTATAATTAATTTTGTTTCTATTTCTTGTAACACCTTAGAACAACAGTTCTGGCAAACTGCTATTCTTTGTTTTGGTTTTCCCTCTACAACTTTCCTCGTGTATGAAACCCGAAAGTCTTTTCCACCACATTTAGGACAAGAGTATCCCATCAATTTCTCCTACATTACTAAACTACTTAACGACATTACTCTACTATTATCGAAGTCTTCTTGAGAACATTTCAGGAATCGAAACGAATTAGTACTTTTAACATACTGAACGTTTAGATACTCACCATCTCGATTCTTGAAAAACTCTATTTTCTTTTCCTTTATACCAGGACTACCCCAAATACCAATCACCTTGTCTGAATCTGATTCAATGCTACCAGATTCTCTTCCAGCGTATAAGTCCAATATACCTGCTCGAGAATATGAACGACTAATTTGTGATAGTTGCACAATTATTACATCCATATTAATTGCTAACTGTTTAAGACGTCTGGTAATAGTCTTGATTTTATAGCGTTCGTTATTAGAACCAACATCAAGTAGTTCTATATAATCTACTACTACTAAACGTGGCTCATATTTCTTGATTTCTTCTTCTATTTTTTCAAGATTAGGGGATAGAACTCTTAAAAGAATATTAGATATTTGTGGTAGGGGAGCATTCTCCGTAGTACGAAACATTTCATTCACTTGTTCTTTTGTTTTATCTAAAACAATTTGTAACCACCTACGATACATCCTATCTACGGTCATCTCCATTGTGATAAACAAAGTAGGTAGCTGGCATTCAGGATGATAATGTCCATAAACATCGAAACCCGCACAAACATTCTGCATAAATGCGGTCTTTCCCACTCCTGTTAATCCAAATATAGTAACCAATTCACCTGGATATACTCGAGCATCGTTAGAGGTATTAAGAAGAACATCTAAATTTAGAGTTCTATACGAGTAATCTGTTCCTAATCTAGTGATGTAACGATTGTGCATTTGTTCATAATCGAGAACTTCGCAATCATAATCACGATTAGTATAATAGATACACTGTGGAGAACAATGTGATTGTAAGACTTCATCATTACAACCATATCTATATCCTTTATTATAAGTATTACTTACAATATGACGTAACTCCTCATCTGTAAATTGATGCTCAGATGTATCTCTTTCTAACCAATGTTTTACACCTGCTATACATATCTCTAATGGAAATCCGTGTCTCCGAAAATGGGACGCTAATCTCATTATTGTTATATGTCGGCATCCTGTTTGTGGTGGATTATTGAAAATAGTATTGATACAGGTAGCAATTTTAATTGGGTCAAAACTAGTTCTGATTATCGGGGATATTGGTATAATGATTTTATCGGAAAATCTTCTATCTCCTGATTTCAGATTATATCTTTCCCAATCAAAGTTTCTTCTGGGTCTCTTAGCTAGTTCTAATATTCCTTCAGGGTTAGATAGTTCTCCTATTGTTACTGGTATTTTATACAAGTTAGTTTTAGGATTAATTGTATTAGTCAATCTATATATACCAGTCTTGATATAAACACTTCCGTCGGCTTCGGGAAACATATTAGATACAGTTGCCCTTACTATATTAGGTAAATCAGGACTAGGAGTAAAACCAAAATACTCAGATGAGAATACAATATGAAATCCTGTTCCTGAAAACAATGGAATAAAGTTATAATCACCTAATTTATCCTGAAGAAATAAGCAAATAGCCAATACACGATTACATAGTTCTTCTATACTATCTTCTCCTTTATCTATATCAAGTATAATAGTATCAATATTATAGTCTCCCATATATCTGGAGGGAGATACTACTGAGTCTGGTTCTATATTATCACTCTGATATAGAAAGGTAGAACGATATGCTACTTTTGCATTACTAACGAAGCGATTTATTTCATTAAGAGGGATGAAATGCCCTCTATTAGTTACATCATTCAATACTAGTTCAACATATTCATTCATAATTTCCTTTCTCTAATAAGGAAAGGGATAGACTATTAATCTATCCCTCTCTATTTCATCTTTTCATTTTAAAGTAATTTATACCTAAACATACTTGGTTATCTGTTTTACCCATAGAATATGGAATAACCTTTCCGTGTTCTTTAAAATCATTTGGCGTTGCAAAGAATGTTTTATGCAGTTCATCATCTATTATACAGATGATATTGCAATTAATTGCTTCTAAATACTTTAGAATTGCTTCACTAATTGCATAGCCAGAGTATTTTTTAAAGAAGTGTTTAGAATATTTTCTATGGGAAATATATACTCCATTTACGATTTCACCAACCTGCTTGCCGTTTATGACAACAGTTTGAAATGCTATCATTGTATCCTCCTATTAAAATGGGACTTCGTAATCAGCTTCAATATTTACATTAGTTGCTTTTGGGGAAGACCCTTGCTTTACATAGGTATCACTATTGAAAATCTTTGTCAATAATGCTGGACTTGAATTAGCAGGTAACATTCTTTTGTACAAGCGAGTATATGTTTTACCATTGCTTTCGTATGGATACAAATAACCTAGCACTTTTAGTGGATTATCTGAATGACTATTGAAAAAGTTTTCAATAGCAGGCACATCTAAATTACCACTGCTATCAAATCCTATCAATCCTATGGCATTAAACAGATTGATAATAGTGAATGCACTACCAGAACTAACAATTTTTCCATTCTCTCTTTTAAAATTACCACCAATAATTTGGCTTAACTCTAATGAGCTACCTTCTGGTATGTAATGTACTTTAATACAGACTTCGTAGAAATCCGATGGGAATGGTTCTATTTTAGTAATAGTAATTACTTGTGCTCCCATTGTAATTTCTTTACTTTTTCCTTTGATACCTAAAACATCATAGTTGTTAGTAGCTTCACTCATTTTAATTCTCCTTTTCTTTATAATTTGTTATTTCGTTCAGGATAGATTGAAAATCAAAGTTCAGGGTTTTACCTGCCAATGCTTTAATTCTACTACCCATTTGTTTTTCGTCATATCCAGCAAATTGAACACAGGGTTTCTTAGCTCCCGCTGGGATATATACATAGCCAATAACGTCGGCTTGTGATATTACTCCTTGAGTTATTCCTTTAGGTAATTCTAGTGTTTGCTGAATCTTATTATCTACAACAACAGAAGGTTTAGCGTGGCAGGTCATAACAAAGCTTCTGCCATATTTTCTCAATAGCATTTGTAATGATTTAATAATGGTTAAAAGATACTTTTTACTCAATGCCCAATCATTTCCGTATGCCGCTTCTCCCATTGCTCTTATTCCTAGTTCAGCACAGACAATTTCTTCTATCCATTCATTGATACGATTAACAGTATCAATAACTACGGTATCATATGGAAACTTATTTGTTTCCAATTGATTTTTTATCCAACTGAATACTTCATTCATTGCATAAACAGGGACAGGGTCTCCTGTTCTTACATAAATATTACGAAGGTCAGGTGGAATAACTTCATAATCAAGTTTCTGTACATCATTTAGAGCCGAATAATCTTTAGCTGATATAGGTACTTTAGATTTACTATGACGATATGGTGGATTTATCATACCCACTATTATCCTATTGCACTCAACGAAGTCAGCACCAAAGTCAGTATCTATCAACAATACACCATCTCTTCCTTTGGGAGAAAAGGATGCTGTTACAGTAGTTTTACCTACTTTGGGTTGACCATAAAACAGCCAAGTAATTCCTTTGGGTAAATCATTATACACAGGTTTTACTTGCTGTACTGTAATGTTTATTGACATAAATAATTCCTTTCATTTATTACGAATATATTAACCAAATAACACAATAAAAATACCTTATACTTGCCTGCAAGAAATAATCTTACAGGCAAGTATTGTATTATTATCTTTTCACCAAGAACATATTAGCGAGATTAAGCACTATGTTTGGTTCATAATACTTATTCTCGATGATGGCAAATGCTTGGTTTGCCATTATACCACTAATGATAGAGGCAGTGAAGATAGTATGCTTCATAGTACAGGGTTCGTCTGGCACTTCGGTAGAAGGACACCAAGTTTTCCAATAGAAATCTTCTTTACCTTTGACAATAGATACACATTGCATTCCTAGTGCACCCATTCTACCATCAATAAAGAACTCTCGATTTGGATTCTTAGTCCATTTCTCAAAAGCTTCTTTTCTTACTTCCATATTATCAGGACAGACAAACACTCGATTATGTAAATCATATTTATCTGTCCACATTGCCGCATTGGCTACTAACTTCTCCGTATCTCCAAAATCTTTTGCTAATTGCTTTAGATGATTTACTTTTTTCTCTTCTGTCTTGTTATTATAGAATAGACCAGTAGATAAATTCCATTCTTCTACTTCATCATTATCCCATATATGGATTCTTTTGAAACCCATTTTACTTAACAATAACAGAAGAAATGAACCTATTCCACCTGCACCTATAATATCAATATCATCAATAAGTTTTTCCTGATGGATTATATCCTCATTTCTTAAATATCTTCGGTTCATAATATTTCCTTTCTATTGGATTATAACTATAAGGTTCACTGTTAAATAAACTTCCTGTTGATTTTTCAACAAACAAACCAGATTCTCTATTCACTAGAACACAATATTTGTTTTGTTGTTCTTCTAAACTATTTACTTTATTTAGAAACGAAGTATCGAAAATTTCTTTTTTCTCTTCAAACTTTACTACTCCTTTAAATACATATATTTGTCCATTGATTTTCATAGAATACTTTACCGTATATGGTTGAGTATTATGGACAATTAAACTAAAGAATGGAGTTGGAAAGTTAGAAGCATTTTCTACCAATGTATCTATATCTATACTAGAAAATTTACTACCCATACCAAGATTATGATGAGAATGAATTAAACCTAGTATGTTTCCTTTTAGTTCCCCTCGAAATTCGTAGATAGCTTTTCTTATATCTTCACTACTAAACTGAGTACTACCTGCTGTACCCACATTGAGAGGATAGATATTCTTTACCTTTGCTTTAGGATATAAGCAATTAAATAATTCATTAAAATCTGCGGAGTGATTCTCTTTCTCTTTGTCTGTTTCTGAGAAATTCTGAATATCTCCTTGAGAGAAGGTCTTCTCTCGAGATGGTAACTTCTTCTGGTTCTTCATCTCTATTATCATCACTCCGCTCCATTCTGTTGGAAACTTCTTCATTAGATACTGGATTTCTTGGCACGTCTTCTGGCTCAAAGTAAATTCTGCTGATATTGGCAATGTTTTGTATTTTGGTACTAAAATCGTCTGGGTAAAATTGTGGGGTGTTAAGAAGTTCTCGACATCTTTCTTCGATTCTTCTTCCCATTGTTGCATCAATTTCTTCATTATTATTTCTCTCTTCTAATTCAAATGACATAGCTATATAGCTAGCTATATTTGTTGTTGATATTCTTTCTTTACCTTTACTAAGATGTTCTTTTAGTTCTCTCATTTGTCCATACAGTAATCTTTTATGCACTATGTACTTAAAAATATTTTCATACTGTTTTCTACCATCTAAAAATTGTTGTTTAAACCTCTGATGATTTTCAAACGGTTCGATTTCAAATGGACAAAATAGAACATTACTTGCTATGTTTAATAAAGATGTTAATTTTGTGTTTCTATTAACAATAAAATTTACTCTCCTTATTATATTCTTTGCTTCTCTAAAGTTTTCTAAAGCTATATACGGGTAAAATCCTACTGTATTACTATAAGTTTTAAGAAAATTACTTAATAAAAGATATACATTACATAAGTTTCCTTTATTTATAGAAACTGAAATATTACCACCTGCTTCACCTAAACAAGGGTTAGCCATTTCAGAAATATGGGGATGCCAATATAATAGGTTATCACAGTAAGAATTAGATGCTTCTGCAAACCAGTAGTTTAAGCCAGGTAATATCTTTGTTTCATATTTATTTATAAACAAATAGTAAGTAAGATTTCTTTGGGCAAAATCCACGTATGTATTAACCTTTAGAATAATATAATTATTTGTTTCACCTATATAAGTACTTGGAAAATACGTTATTTCCCTTTCAAATACTTGTGAAAACTTTGTTGCTGTTGGTTTACGAATAGGGACAATATATGGAATACATACATCGTTTTCCCATCTGAACAAACTTATTTGTTCTGACATACTTTCTCCTGCTTTTTAAGAAAGATTGAGAGGGGATAAAAGATTACTTCTATCCCCTCTTTCTCTACCAATCAACTGTTTTTATTTCCCAGATTTATAGACCATTTGGGTTATCCCTATAATGTCACCCTCTTCTAGGGTAATATCTTCTAAGGGATTATTTTCTTCATCTCTGCGTCCGAGAATGAGTTCATTCCCATTCTCTTTCATAACAGAAACAGTCCGACCATCAAGGTTATATCCTTGCTCGGTTAAGAACTGAATTAATGATGTTTGTTCGGTAGCAACCTGTTGTAGTTGATACCCATTTTCGGATTTTGAAACGAATACGTTCATTTTTTTTCCCTTTCTTTTTTGGTTTTTAGTTTATCTATTTCTTACAGTTCTAATAACTGTTTGAATAGTTCTGATATTCCCCCAGTAGCCTGAGGAACACACTCATTATCCTCATCTTTTAGAGGACAATCTTCACATTCTTTTTCACAATCATTTACAAGAATACAATCCTTGCAATGTTTCTGTTTCATTTTCTTCCTATCTCCTTCTCAAAGTAATCAACCAGACGTTCATTAATAATCATAAACAGTTCTCTATTGAACATTCCCACAATAGTAGATTCGGGTAAATGGTCTTTAAGAAATTGATAGTATTCATCAAGGCTTAGTGGTCTGATATTATCAACGAAAAACTTTTCAATAGATTCAAATGTTTCTTGTTCCCAATTAACAAAGGAATCAGGATATTTAGCTTCAATCTCTTTTACAATCTTTGCAATGATTTCATTCATCTTCTTCTCCTTCTGTAAATACAGTTGCGATTGGCATATCTTCGTTAAAATCATTTTCCTCTAATCCTAAAGTAGCACAAAGATTTCTTTGTGTTTCTGGATTAAGGTCACTAAAGTAAATTGGAAACTGTTTCATTTTTATTCTCCTCTTCTGAATCTTTATTCCATAATTCTAAGGCATTACCTAATTGCCATAATGTAATTGCCATTTTAATAGCAAGATTTTGTAGAAATTCTTTAGACTTATCTTTTATAACTTCTTCTTGCTGACTTAGTTCTAAATCTTCAAAGCACACACTCTCCCACTTTTTTGTTTCGGGATTTTGTACTCTGAAATATACTCCTGATAGCTCGATTCGTTCTTTCATTTTATTTCTCCTTAAGGCATTATTCTTTTGTAGTCAAATTCATCATCAATCTCCTGCAATAACTTATCAGCAGAGACAATATTATTTTTATCTAGAATTTTCATTAATTCCACAGCTGGTAATGCGTATCCATAAGTATTGAGAATATAATCTATGATACTATCTTCATCCCCAAGTTCATCTATAAGTTTGTCCAGTTTTTCTTCTGGAGTAAGTCCATCATTTTCATAAATATT